TTGCTGGTGCAAGTATTCAGAACCAAGGTTCTACAAGTCAAAGAAACAACGTGGCGTTCCCAGATCATATTAAACGTGTCTTGGATCTGTATAAGAACTTTTAATGGCAGTAGCAGCAACTAAAAAACATTTAGAGGAAATGGTAAAAGCCTTAAATGATGCTTATGCCCGAGGACAAGTTGACGAGTTTAGACAAATTGTAACATTAGAATCTGATAATATGGTAGCAGCCTGGAAAGAGGGCTACTCTAATCTTATAAATGCTGATAAACATAAAAACGCACAATTTCCTCCCTTAGAAGCTATAGATTTTGAAGCAGGTGTACAAAGTGCTTGGAGTAAGATAAAAAATTCTATCGAAAGGAATAAAGGCACTATAAGAGAATATAATAGTCAAGTTATAGTTTTTAACGAAAGTAAGACTACAAAAAATATGTATGATGGAATAAAAGCACACTTAATTGATTTTGTGCAAGAACAATTAGGTAGCTATAAACTTACAGATGCAAAAGCAGAAGTAGAAGCTGGTAGAGCAAGCTCTTTTGCGGCAGGTGCAGGTTTGTCAGATATAGGCCTTCTTAAAAAAGGTACCCATAGACTTCACAAAGAGAATACAGCAATTGGTTCCGCTCGTTTAGCTATGACCATGAAGTGGATGTCCAAAACTAGATTTTTTAAAGATTTTTTAAGTTCAGCAGAAGCAAAAACAATACAAGACAAATACGGAGATCTTCTAACTACTTGGGAAACCAAAGGTACGAAAAAGAGAGGCTTAAAAGTAACCCCTAACGAAGATATCAAAATTAGTATCGGAGCAGGTAAAACGAATAAACCAGGAGACGAACCAGAAGATTTCGGTAACATTATTAAGCAGGTAAGAAAGCAAGCACTTAAATGGGCAAAAAATGCAGAGATAGCAGGAAGAAAAGGCAGTAAATCAATAAAAGAAAATGCTGTAGATATTGCAGAACATGTTGTAGTTGGAAATCTAACTAACTCAAAAAGAGTTAAAGCGAAAAAGAAAACTAAAGGATCTTCTAGAGGAGCCAGCAACGCAACTGTTACAAGTACAGGGAAAAGCAAGAAAACAACAAAAAGTGCTACAGCAAAAACAGCTACTAGAAGAAAACAGAGAACAAAGAAAGGTATTGCTAGCAGCCCCTTACACTTGATTGGTATTATTAACAAAGAACTTCCGGACACTGTACGAAAAAATATGAAACTACCAGGACTTGAAAATAGAACAGGACGGTTTGCAGATAGTGTACAAGTTACGGATATAGTACAAACAGCAAAAGGTTTTCCGAGTATAGGTTATACGTATCAAAGAAATCCTTACGAGGTTTTTGAAATGGGAAGTTCAGGTAACTGGTCATCCCCAGAAAGAGACCCAAGACAGTTAATTGATAGATCTATTCGAGAAATCGCAGCACAGTTTGCACTCGGAAGATTCTATACTAGGAGAGTTTAATGAGCAGAGCATATACAAATAGACGGTCAGGTATTGTAAATGCTTTGGTCGATAAACTTTCGGACATTAATGGAACGGGACAGTTTTTAACAGATTTAAATGAAAATGTATCCCCACGATTAAAGTTTTGGGACGAAGTAGAAGAATTTCCCGCAGTTCATTTAAATGCCGGTTCTGAAACACGAGAATATCAGGCAAGCGGGTACAAGGATAGATTTTTATCTATTACATTGCGTTGTTATGTTCAGGCAGAAGATGCTGTAGAAGCTCTAGCAGAGCTACTAGAAGATGTAGAAACTGTGGTAGAAGATAACAGTCGTTTACCGTATACTGATCGCCAAGGCGCAACTCAGTATACACAACAAATCACAGTCGTTAGTGTAGACACTGACGAAGGTGTACTGGAACCTCTAGGAGTTGGCGAAATGCTCATAGAGGTTCGATACTAGAAAATACAGGCACGAACAAAAGTTCACGTCCTTGTCTTTTCAAGATAGCATAGGAGATTAACTATGGCGGATCAATTATATTTTAGCAGAGATACGAAAGTCTATGCCGCAATCGGTACAAATGTATGGGAACTTCCTGTACTTGAAGGCTTTTCATTCTCACAAGCAACAAACGCTTCAGAGATTACTCTGAACGAAATGGCTGATACGGCTGGAAACAGTCGTCGTGCACGACAAATGTTTACTGACTCATACGCACCTGCAGAGTGGAGTTTCTCTACTTATGTTCGTCCGTTTATGTCAGCAGGCAGTGGCTCAGGAGCCGCAGACAGCGCAGCAAAAGTTCACGCAGTAGAGGAAGTTCTATGGGCACAAATGGTTGGAGCAGGTACTTATGCTTCAAACACTTTCCCAGGATTAGACCACACTGCTGATACCAATGGTGCTCTTGATGTTGCGTTCACAGGCTCTAACAAAACTACTTTAGGTACTATTGACTTATTTTTTGTAATGGGTGCAGTGGGTGGCGGTGCTGAAACTGTTTACCATATTGCAAACTGTTGTGTTAACGAAGCCACTTTGGACTTTGACATTGACGGTATCGCAACAATTAACTGGTCAGGTATGGGCACAATCATCAAAGAAGCAGAAGATTCTGATCATTCTTTCCTTTCTGGCGGAGCAATTACTCCCACAGTTACAGAAGGTATTGATGGTACAGGTAACTTTATCCGTAACCGTCTAACTTCTTTGACTCTGACAGGTGCAGATAGTGGCAACTTTAACGCAAGTTATGATGTAGTACTGACTGGAGGTAGCATTACTATCTCCAACAACATGACTTTCCTTACTCCAGAAACCCTAGGTGTTGTAAACCAACCTTTAGGTCATGTAACTGGTACTCGTTCTGTTTCAGGTAGCTTTACTTGCTACTTAAATGCTGAAACAGGTTCAAGTGCAGAACTTTTTGAGGATATCATTGAGTCTACTACAACGATTACTAATGAGTTTGGACTATTGTTCAAAGTTGGTGGAACAGGAACTCCACGACTTCAGTTGAACATGCCTAAGTGCCACTTAGAAGTACCAACTCACAGTATTGATGATGTTATTTCATTAGAAACTAACTTCCACGCACTTCCAAGCAATATTGAAAGTGCTGATGAACTAGCCATCAAATATGTAGCTACCTAAAAATAATTCTTGACATAGGAGGTCATTTCGACTATACTATGAAATAGAAAATCGGAACAAGGGGTGATTTTCACCCCTTTTTTCATCAAACAACTTTATTATCCAAGGACAAAAAATGAGCGAATCCCCTATTTCTTTAGCGAGTCTTATGACTCCTAGTAAAACTGTAACAATTGATTTTCCTTTTGCCAAAGGCATGACGGTAGACTTATGTTATCTAGCCCGAGAAGAGCTAGTAAAGCTACGAAAAAAATGTGTTACAACAAAATTCAGTAAGAAAACTCGTCAACCAGAAGAAGAGTTGAACGAAGAAAAATTCCTAGTAGAGTATTGTAAAGCAGTAATCAAAGGTTGGTCAGGCCTAAAGTATCAGTACCTAGAAGAGCTTCTATTGGTAGATGTCTCGGCTCTTGACCCGGAAGATGAATTAGTTCATACTCAGGAAAACGCAGAACTCCTTATGAGAAACTCAAGTGATTTCGATACTTGGGTAACAGAAACAGTGAGTGAACTAGAAAATTTTACTGGGAACAAGTAAATCAAATAAAGGGTTTACTTGAAAAACATGCCAAACAGCAAGATCAGATTGATGTAGATAAATATCTCTTAATTTGTGAACAGCTAGGCGAAGAGCCAGACCCTGACAAAATGCCGCTCGAGACTTCAGATTTCCCTACTGAAGTCCAAGTGGCATTTTTTATATTTGGACTTCTTGAGGACAGATGGGAAGGAATGTCGGGAACATATATGGGTAAATTTTGGCATAAAGTAGATTTTTACTTTGACCTGTACGAAGTAGAAGACCCCAAGACAATACTCTATATTATGAAACTTTGGGAAAACATCCTAATGAATCATAGAGCAGACAAAGCAGAAAGGAAAAGAAAGGCAGAAGAACGTAAATCTGCGAGCGGTGGAAAGAATTTCACCCATAACGTTAAAGGCTAATGGCAAAGAATAAAGTAGAGATAGACGTAGTAGTAGACGATAAAGGTTCTACTAAAAAGGTCGGCCTTGGTGCTAAAAAAGCCGGAGAAGGCCTAGATAACGTTGCAAAAGGCGCTCGCACTGCTGATCGAAATCTAAAAGGAGCCGCCAACGCTTCTTCCAATACCACTAAAAACTTTTCAAAAATGGCACAGGGCACAGGGGGTCTTGTAGGTGCTTATGCAACTCTTGCAGCAAACATCTTTGCCGTAAGCGCCGCCTTTCAGTTCTTAAAGTCAGCCGCAGACTTTCGTGTAGTTCAAGACGCGCAGGTAGCCTTTACAGGTGCAACAGGTCAGGGTATGAGAACTTTGACCAACGAAATTCAAACAGCTTCAGACGCTATGTTGAACTTCCAGGCAGCTTCTGAAGCGGCCTCGATTGGTATCGCCTCGGGGTTAGGAGCAGGACAGATAACTGAACTAGCAGAAGGTGCAGCGAATGTCGCAAAAATACTGGGTAGAGATGTTACAGATTCTTTCAATCGACTAGTTCGTGGTGTTACTAAGGCAGAGCCTGAACTCTTGGACGAATTGGGTATTACACTTCGACTGGCAGATGCTCAAGAAAACTATGCCGCAACTCTAAATAAGTCTGCAAAAGATCTTTCAAACTTTGAAAAGAAACAAGCGGTATTTGCAGAAGTACAAGGACAGTTAGCCGAAAAATATAATCATGTAGCCGCCGCCACCGATATTCAAGCAAATGCTATGGATAAGCTGGCTGTTGCATTTGATGAAGTTTTGAAACCTGTTAAATCTTTCTTCGCCCTGATCGGAGAGCCTGTAGCCGAATTTTTTAGTAAGAATATAAGATCTTTCGCTATTGCTTTAGGTTTGTTAGCTGTTCCTCTTATAAAGCAACTTATACCGGGACTAACTAATTTTGCTGAAAAAGCAGAAGAAAGTGCTCAAAGAGCCTCAGCCGCGTTTGAACAAACAAAGCTAGATATTCAAGAATTAGAGGCTGTAAAAGCCGCAGCCGCCGCTGATCCAATAGGGGCTGGTAAAGGAGCTTTAAAAGGCATAGATGTAAAAGAAGGTACGGGTGCAGGAGTTATGCAAGCAGGAGGAACTCCGAGTAAGAGACAATTAGCCGCAATGAAACGCTCTGCGAATAAGGGCGTAGGCATTGTTAAGAAAATGACTAAACAACAGAAAAGAGCTTATATTGCCGCTATTGATGCGATGATCGCAGGTAACAGCAAACTTGATAGAAGCTGGAAAAGAACAACTGATAGGGTAGTTGCTACTACTAAAATCGCAACTAAGAGAATACAAGTTATTTGGCAAAAAACGATGAGCTTTATGAGTAAAGCGGCGGCAAAGATGGGAAAAGCTGTAAATAGGGCGATGAAGCTACTGGGTGTCATAGGTATAATTATGATGGTTGCAGATCTCGGTAAAAGTATTTTAGAGTTCTTTGGTTTTTTCAAAGAAGATGAAGCACTAACAGAATTTAAGGATAAAATACAAGAAACAACCTCTGCAATGAAAGAAAGCATCAAAGAATTTGAAAAATTCGCAGATATGCAGAATGAAATGAGAAAAAGATTTGATGGAGAAGGAAATCTTACTCATGTCGTAGATAGAACAAGAGAAAGTATTGCAGCTTTCGGTAAACAAACAGCGCAAGTAGCTCCTCAAATAATTAGTCTATTAGAGACACTAGCTACTAATCCTCTTTCTAATTTTTCAGTTAAGAGTACAAATATCAATGAGTTCGGAAAGAGAGTAAGAGAGCTTCAAAAACTTAATCCAGAAATGTCTAGATTCGAAGCTGGTGAGGAGGCAAACAAAGAAGGATACTTCGGTAGCCAAGGAAGTGCAACTAAATACAAAAATAAACTAAAAGGAGGAGGCCTTCTTTCTGGTTTGTTTGGTGGAGATAATTTCGAAGAGCAAGCACAATTAGCAGGAGATACACTACAGGAAGTAGTACAGATAGCTATTGAAGGTACTAAAGCAACTGGAATGGCGGCAACTGATTCTGGTAGAGAGTACCTTATGTACTTAAATATATTGAAAAGTACAGGAAAGCTTGCTCCAGAGCAGGCAAAGCGTTTCACAGAGCTTGCTAAAGAAATTGAAGAAACCGGTGGAATGTCTGCGTTCTTGAAACAACAACAAAAAGAAGTAAACAAGCAATTTACTGCGGCAAAGAATGCAATACAAATGTTTATTACACCGCAAACGAAGCTAATCAGTCTGATCAACGATCAGATAAAGGCAGAAGAGAAGCTGCTAAAGCAAGTTGGAGACAATGAAGGGGCGAAGAAAAGACTTGCAGAGTTGCGAACCCAACTTAAATTTATGACTAAGTTGGAAGGTGTTACTATAAATCTTGCTAATGAGACGAAAAAACTCAATGCAATAAGAGCTCAATCAATGATCGGAGCAACTCCTCTTCAAAAAGAACAGATAAATAATCTTACACAAATTGCACAGATTGAAGCAAAACGTAGAGCTATTCTTGATAAGATGAATCTCAACTCCGAAGGTGACCTCACACTAAGCGAGGCGCAGCGTGAAGCAATGCAACATGAATTGCACTTGTTAAACGCTCAACAAGAGCAGGTAGAGCGTAATATAGATAGATATTATCAGCTTGTTGATGCTATGACTGCGGCAGCTGAAGGATCTACTCAGGTAGCTATAGCAGATCTGATTAAAGGAAATGAAAGTAGTTTCAAAGATGCTATTATGGGAATCGCGCAAAGTACTCTCGAAGCAGCAGCAGATCAGTTAGCAAAACAATTAACAAGTGATATTTTTAGCTTTGCAAAGAAAGAGACACCAGAAGAAAAAATGAAAAAAGCTATGGTGGAGGGCGGAGCCATTGCAGCTAAGCAAATAAAGGATGCTCTTGCAGGAACCCTAACAGGCGACACTGGGAATACTTCTGAAGATCTTATAGGCGGAGGGTCTGATATAGGCGGAGGGTCTGGTACAGGCAAAGGGTCTGGTACAGATGGCAAAACGGGTTCAGGTCTAGGTATCGGGGAAAAACTCAAAAAGCTAGGATCAGACTTTTTAGGAATAGAATCTGGAGGACAGACCGATGGTGTAACCGCCGAAGATATTGCTGAAGGGAAAAATTTGCCCAAAGGTACGATGGAAGAAGTTATCGTCACTGGCGGTAAAGGTAAAGGTTTAAAAGGAATCTTTGATGGGTTTGTAGGAAATGTAGAGTCTATTTTTCATGGCGACCAAGGATTTTTAGAAGGATTAGGGAATATATTTAAAGATGGATTGGATGGTTTTGGAGATCTTTTCGGAGATTTATTCTCAGGACTCTTTGGAGGGGAAGACGGCTCTGGCCTGTTTACCGACATTCTAAAAGGTGTGGGTAGTTTCTTTTTACCGGGGGCACGAAACGGTGGAGTATTTTCTCAAGGTAAGAAAGTACAAGGATACGCTTCGGGCGGTATTGCACGAGGATCAACTGCAGGCTACCCTGCCGTATTGCACGGCACAGAAGCTGTAGTGCCTTTACCTCATGGAGGAAAAATACCTGTCGAAATGAAAGGCGGAGGAAGTCAGCAAAATAATGTAGTTGTAAATGTATCTACAGATGGTACAACCTCAACAGAAAGTGCGGATGATGATCAAGCTGAAGGTCTGGGCCAAGCTATTGCTATCGCTGTGCAAAGAGAAATGCAAAATCAAAAAAGATCGGGCGGTATACTTAGCCCGTATGGAGCATCATAATGGCAATAGGTTTTATTTATAATGGAGCAGATTATGCTACGCCCGATAAAAGCATGTCAAGAAAGAGCAAGCCTTCAGTCCAGGTGGCTAAATTCGGAGACGGGTATGAGCAGCGAGTAATAAATGGTATAAATAATATTGCAGAAGAATATTCAATATCCTTTCGACAAAGAGAAAAGGCGTTTATTGATGATGTAATAACTTTTTTAGATGATAAAGCAGGAGTAACAAATTTCATTTTTAGAATACCAGACACTAACAGCTCGGGAAATGAAAAAGCAATAAAAGTAGTTTGTGATAACTACTCAACAGTTTATGAATACGGAGACTACTATAGTCTAACAGCAACTTTAAGAAGAGTTTTTGAAGCATGAGTAATTTAATAGCAACTGACGTACAGGGGCAAACAGTAGATAGCGGCCTAGTAGAGCTTTTTGAGCTTGACAAAAGTGGAACAGTATATTACTTTCACCCTGGAGTAGACGATCTACTACAGGATGTTCATTTTAGAGATAGAGTAAACACTTCTACTGTTCGTACATATAATGCTTTGCCTGTACTGATGGGCGGAGTGGAACAATCCACTTCAGGTGCCTCTGCACGCCCTACTCTTGCTATAGCAAATGTTTCTAGTGTCTTAAAAACAGCTCTTGGTATCAAAGAATATGACGAGTTAGTAGGCTCTACAATTACTCGTAGAACAACACTTGAGAAGTATTTGGATGACGGTACAGGAAACAGCAACAACCCTCCAGTAGAAATGAATATTGCCTCGTATGTTATAGATAGGGTCTCAAGTATGACAGGTGTTGCTGTAACTTTTGAACTTGCAGCAGTTTATGATCTAGAGGGAATCCAAATACCACGAAGAGTAGCTGTAGGAAAATATTGCTCTTGGGTATATCAAGGACAGCAAGTATATCAAAAAGGTGGATGTATTTGGCCCAGAAGTAGCCAAACAAGGTATGCGGAAGATGGTCACCTTCACGATACGTTCTTCAATGAAAAAGATGAGCCTTTAGTAGCTGTCAGCCTATTGAGCTCAATAAGTGCATATTCAAACTCACAGAGCTATACTCAATCAAGTTATGTATCTTATGGAGGTAAAAATTATCAGTCCCAAGCAGTTTTTACTAGTAGTGCTGCAACTACGCCTCCGAATGATAACTACTGGAAAGAGGTACACGGATTTACCTCCTGGGGTAATACAACTACTTATAGTTTAGGAGACTTAGTGTATAGGCAGGTAACTATTAACGGCTATAGTGTACGATGTATTTTTAGATCAATCGCCACTAATAATCAAGGTAATACGCCTGCCTTAAACTCTCCTTATTGGGAACGAGAGGATTTATGTGGAAAAACTTTAAATTCATGTAAGTGTAGGTTTGCTATTCAACACGTTGACGCGTCTCAAGCGTCTCTACCCAAGAGTAAAAAGCATAACCCCGTAATACCGTTTGGTTCATTTCCCGGAGCAGGAAACTTTTAAATTGATACAATTTTTAGAACAAATAGAAAAACATTTTGAAGAGAATTACCCTAGAGAGGGTTGTGGAGTTCTAGCGGTAATTAAAGGCGAGTTAGAGTGGTTTCCTTGCACAAACGTAGCCGAAGATGATTCTGATTTTATTATCGACTCTACAGAGTACATAAAAATATCTCAAAGATCAGATATAGTAGGAATTGTACATAGTCACCCAGATGCGAGCTGTGAGCCTAGTGATTCAGATATTAAATACTGTAATGCAATAGGGGTTCCTTATTATATTTTCAGTTATCCAGAAATGGATCTTCATGTTCAACAGCCTGTAAGAGAAACAGAGCCCCTATATGGAAGAGCTTACGAGTTTGGTGTAAGTGACTGCTTTGAAGCAATGAGAGATTATTTAGCAGCACAGGGTATTAATATACCTGCTAGAGCCGCTTTTGAAGATGACTGGTGGGAAAAAGATTTGGATTATTTCACAGAGGAGATAATCAAAGATTATGGGTTTAGTAAGGTAGAGGGAAATATGGAAGAAAACGACCTTATTATATTTACTGTACAAGCCGCAGTAGGCAACCACTGTGGAGTTTATTTAGGAGATGATATATTTTATCATCATGCAGAAAACAGGTTATCCTGTAGAGAGAGTTTATATCCATTTTGGAAAAAGTATTTAACAGGAGTATATCGCTATGATGCGTAGTGTTCACTTGCAAGGAGAATTAGGCGAAAGATTTGGAAGGAAGTTTCAAGTCAATGCTACTTCAGGTCGAGAAATTGTTAGGTGTATTCATGCAAATAGACCTGAGTTTAGGGATTATCTTCTAAAATGTAACGAAGACGGTATTGGGTTTCATATAGAGCAGGAAGGTCGATCACTTTCAGAAGACGATCTTTTGTTAAACCTCGAGGAAGGAGATGTGACAATCTCTGCTGTGCCTGCGGGTTCTAAGAAAGCCTTAAAAATTGTTGCCGCGGTGATACTTGTAGTATATGTTGGCCCTTACATCGCTGGTAAGGCAGCAGCAGCAAATGCCGGTACCTTTATGGCAACACATGGTGCAAAAATTGTTACAGCGATAGAAGGTTTGGCAGTTAATTTAGCAATAGCGGGTATACAAGAAATGATGGCACCAGACCCTAGCGTAGATAAAGACTCGCCCGAAAACTATGCTTTCAATGGAGGTGCTCAAAATATTAAACCAGGAGACCCTGTACCTGTTCTTTACGGGGAACTACGAATACCAGGAAGACCCCTATCAATGGATGTAAACCATGGTAGAGTACCAGGTATTACAGGGCTGCCAGTCCTTGGAAACGGTAGCATTATAACAATTCCAGGAACCACTGGAGGTTCTGAGAACCAAAGAGACGAGTACAACGATCAGAGGCATTTAAGATGAATTATTTACGACACGGCGGCGGTGGCAATACAAACGGTGCTGTATACGGCGGTGGCCCTAACAATTTGGTAGACAAGATGACTAATAGAAGTCATCAAACAATTATTACTACGGATATGCTCTCGGAAGGCCCTGTATATGGCTTAGTAGATGGTGCCGCCTCTGTTTTCTTAAATGATGATAGAATAATTGAGCTAGAGGGATCCCCCAGCAGAACCCGTTTAGGGCCTGCAACTATTACTCTTACCAACGGAAGTAAAAACGCAACGCTTTCAAACGCAGGAGACAACCCTTTTCCCAAATTAGCGGATACCGATAAAATTTGGATTGCAGTTGTAGGAGGCTTTCCTAGTTTTGAAGTTGAGGCTAAAACCTGGTCACGAGGAGTGATCGCGGCTGGCATCAACTTATATCCTGAAGATTCTAGCGACACGTTTACCTCAAGCATGGTAACCAGTGGTGGTAACGCTCGATGGCGTAATAATGAGTTTAATCCTGCACGATTAAAACCCACTATGAACCCAGGAGACCCTCAACTTCCCAATAATATGCCGGTTGAAGGCGTTGTTAGCAGATATTATAATTCAGGTAAAGTAGCTTTTACTGCGGATGCTAAGGGAATCGAGGACGGTAACTATATTTTCGAAGTGGACAGGTTCGCACAGATAGATGCGATCAATGGAAATAACGTAACACTTAAAGATAATTGGGGTGGCGCTAGTAATACTTATAAGTACGATAGGCTTGGTCATATGGAGTATGCGGAAGGTGTCGAGCGTACTATTCATCAGAGAGTTGAAGGCGCATCTGTAGATTTTAGACCAGGAACGTGTCATCAAAGACCTCTAAGACAAGGAGAAAATGGTACTGGATCTACTGCTATTACAAAAGGGTTGTCTCTCTCTATCGAACAGAGTACAGGATATGGAGGAGACCAGCCTGTACATGAGCTAGTTGGTAGTACAGATTTTGGACTGAGTGCTGCTCAACGTGAGGACGTTGATCTAGTAAAAATTAGAATTGAATATGGTTCATTTAAAAACGTAAGCGGCAAGGGTAACGATAAAAAAGCCTACATACGCTACAGATTTGAAATTCAGACACTAGAAGATGGTCAGTCTAGTTATGGGCCTGTTGAAAGATTAGCAGACTATACACACTCTGGTATTTTTGATAATGCCCATACTTTTGAACACATTTTTGATTTAGAGCCTTATAAGCCTTTTACAAACTTTAAAATCAGAGTTATTCGTTTAGACAGTGACGAGAACCCCGGATATAAATCACCGGGTGTACTAGCGAAAAGTGATTGGTCAAACGTAACAAAGGGAGCTATATCAGGTGTTACTTCTGTAATAAAAGAAAGACTAAATATGCCTTATACTTCGGCTGCTTCGGTCGCTTTTAGTAGTAAAGAGTTTCAACAACTGCCTGCAAGATCTTACCACATGAGAGGCATGATGGTTCAGGTGCCTTCTAACTATGTGACTCGAGAAGAAAATGATTCTAATCAAGCAACTTATAATAGAAGTACAACTACAGGACTACCTCAGAACACTTACCAAGACTGGGACGGATCTTTCAGAAACGAACTAGTTTACACAAATAACCCTGCATGGGTATTTTATGATATCCTCACAAATAATAGATACGGACTTGGCGATTTTATTGGAGCAAGCCAGATAGATAGATATGCTTTGTATAGAATTGGTAGGTATTGCGACGAGCTTGTTCCCGACGGTAAAGGTGGAACAGAGCCTCGCTATACAATGAATGTCTATCTTACTAAACAAGCAGACGCATATAAAGTTTTAAAGGATATGGCTACTAATTTCATAGGTATGCTATACTATTTAGATGGGCAAATTTTTACTTCTATTGATGCACCTGCTTCTCCTGTGTATACGTTTACAAAGGCGAACGTAATTGAAGGGGCATTCAACTATGAAACTACAGGGTCAAAAACTCGTGCCAATCAAGTAGTTGTAATGTGGAATGATCCAGATGATAATTATATTGTTAAACCTTTAATTGTCGAAGATAAAAGAAACATTGCAAAAACAGAGAGATTAATTTCTGAACAATCTGTAGCTTTCGGCTGTACATCTGAAGGGCAAGCTACACGCTACGGTCGATGGAAGCTTTGGACAGCCGCTAACCAAACCGAGATTGTTAGCTTCTCTACAGGACTGCAGGGTAGTTACCTTACCCCTGGAGACATCATTAATGTTCAGGACGCAGATAGAGATGCAATTAGACATGGTGGCAGGATTTCAGCAAGTGGAACTTCTACAGCAAACACAATATACCTTGACTCTTCTGTAACTTTAAACGCAGGCTCAACCTATGAACTAGGTGTAGTATTTATAGAGCCTGCTGCCTTTACAACCAAAGATATAACTATAGGTAGTACAAACTATGAGGCAGGGGATCTCATTAAACAGGCGTATGTTGATCCCGATGGAAATGGAACATACACATTACAAGATATAGACACCGAAGAAAAAGCAAGTAATGCAAAAGCAAGTGCAAGTGCGACAGAATCTTTAAACCTACAGTGGAAAGACAGTGTTAGAACAGAGACTCAACCTATATCTAACTCTACAAACGGTCAGACTGTAACCAACCTTACTGTTTCTCCCGCTTTTTCAGACGCTCCGAGTACAGAAGATATATGGGTATTAACAGAAACAGCAAATACTGGATTGGTAGTAGAAGGGTCACCCAAACAATATAAAGTTTTAGGTGTATCACAAAAAGATGCGAGTGTATACGGAATAACAGCAGCAGAGCATTATAATGAAAAATATGATGCAATTGAAACAGATTTTACTACGTATGTTCCACAACAGATAGCAAGAACTGTAAAAAGTACTGATGTAGTGCCTCCTGTTAGACAGCTTTCCGGAGTACCTACTGATAATAGAGGTCGTGGAGGTCAGTCTATAAGACTTACTTGGAGGCCGCCTGCTGGAGAAACAAAAACAATACGTAAAGAAGACGGTACTTTCGAAGACGTAGTTGTTAGCGAACACTACGAACATTTAGACGGTTTTATGCTTGAACACAATGTTCCAAATAAAATCAGTCCTATTCTTTTAAACCCCTCTGACAATATCTATTTTTTACATGAGGTGCCTTCAGGAACCTATACTTTCCGAGTAACGTGTTTAAATACTATAGGAAACAAGTCAGCGGTTAGTCTTGTAGACGTAGATGTTACAGGAGAACTCGAGGAGAGCGTTCTTAGAGGCCAGCTCGGTATACCTGTTGGAGGTAGTTGTTCTACTACAACTAGGGTATTGAGTAATGGTACTTTTGAGTTTAAAGATACGGCTTATGTAGTTAGAGGGCCTTTTGAAGGATCTGTGCCTATTGTCAACTCTCAGTCATCAGCAGGCTATCAAACATTAGATTGTTCAGGCTTGCCCGCTCTAGCGTCTTTTTCCTATAGGCACGGACAATCCTTCTCAGAGCATCATAATATTGTATTTAGGTCAGCTTCGTCAGGTACATATTTAAAACTAATAAAATATAATGAGAGACCTAGCCATGGTGTTCCTTACTGGTTTGATGCTGGTGATGGAAGCGACACTACAGGTTTAAGTACTATAAACGGAACCACTACTGCGAACTCTACAGCATCTACAGCAATTTATGGTAGCGGTACACAGTTTACTTCTGATTTAGTAGTTGGAGGTCTTTTTAAACAAGGGTCGGTTGCAGCACGAGTAACAAGTATTAAAAACAATACGTTAATTTATGTGGATAGACCTATTGTTGTAGACGGTACTACAAGCCTACAAACTAGTAACTATCAGATTAATTATACGTCTGATTATATCATTGGCAGAATCTATAAAGATAGTAACAGTAACTTTCTTTTAACTCCCTACTTATCCCTAGACTCAGGTCTCGTTGCTCAACAAGGTATAGAAAGAGTTTTATACGCTAAAGTACAAAACCTTGGTTCAGCTCCTAGCTATAGTGCTTCTTCGGGAACTTTTGCAGACCCAAGCGCAGGAAACACTCCTACATGGTCGTTAAGCATACCTTCGATGAATGCTGACAAAGATATTATTTATGCTATAACAAGAGTATTTACTAGCGATGGGGAGGCACCTCAAGCAGCTCAATGGACAGCCCCTGTAGTGTATTCACGAAGACAAGATGGAGACGATGGAGCAGATGCTTATACCATCAATATTACTAATACTTCTATTAATTTACCTACCACTAATACAGGTACAGTAACTTACACCAATTCTGGAACCACTATTAGTGTTTTCAAAGGTGGAACAGAGCTAGACAGTGTTGCAAACAATGCCACCCCTGGTACGGGACAGTTCTCTGTATCTGCTCACTCAGGTACTAATATTACACCTGATCCTGTAGCACAGCAGGACATTAGCGGAAATCCTGTAGTTATAGGAGAGCATAGCAGTATTACAAATACTTTTGCAAAAATTGACTATACAATTAACTGTGAAAATCTTGCTACGTTTACAAAAACGCAGCACTTTGCAAAAGCAATAGAAGGTGACCCTGGAGACAATGCAAAAACTGTAGTTGTAAATGCAAGCTCTTTAATATTTGTGAGACCTAAAGAGACTACTACCTTGTCTCCTACACAAGTAACAATTACTGCAAACACTCAAAATACAACAGCAGATGGTGCATGGACTACCTCCGCAGGAACTCTTACAAGTATTGTAAACACGCATACAGGTCCTTCATGTGTTGTAACAGGTGCAAACTTCTCAGATGGTATGGTAGTTACCTATACTGCCGCATCCGCAGATGGAAGCATCGCAGACAGTGTAACATTAAAACAAATAACTGAAGGTGCAGATATACTCGTTGCCTCTTTAACGAATGAAAATCATACTATGCCAGCAAGTAACACTGGTGCAGCTACTCACACCGGTTCGGGAACAGACATTCACGTATATGAGGGTGCAACTGAGCTCACTTACAATGGCACAGGTACTACAGCAGGCACATATAAAGTATTCGTAGGAAATACTGGCAACATTACAGAAGGTAGTGTTACTACTGGTTCAGCTACTCCTAATTATGCTGTAATTGGTGATCACAGTGCTTCAGCAAATGGTACAGATACTTATATTATTACTTATACTATAGTAGGTAAACGTCAAGATGGTACAAGTTTCACGGTAATAACAGAACAGTCTCTTAGCAAAGCAAGACAGGGAAATCAAGGAAACTCTGTTACAGGAGAGAATGGTTTACGTACTGTTCATGGTAATCTGTTTTATGAGAAAGATACCTCGGGGGCGCCTACAGCACCTACGGGTACTACATACACCTTCTCGACAGGAAAAGTTTCTGGGACAGGTATCAATGATTCGGGTACGACAAATGTTTGGAAGAATGAACCAAACACACAAAGTGCTTCAAGTGGTAATGGTTTTTATATCCTTACTTACTTTGGTACAGAAGACTCAGCAAACAGCACTAGTTTTGATATACAGTATGGCAGCGTTAAACAGCATACTAGCTTTACAGGAGTCGTTACTTTCAGTTCAGGAGACTTTTCTCAGGACGGAAGTACGATAAATAGTATTGACGGAACTAACGTTCAGCTAGGTAGTACTACATTAACAGAAACTAACACATTAAATGGGAATACTACAAGTGCAGACGTAGGGCTAGGCAACGTAAATAATCCTAGCTCCTCAACAACTCCTATAGGCAACGATGACGTTATCAATCATATTGGCGGGGCAAATACTTCTACAATTGATGGTGGTGTGATCTCGGCAGGCAGTACGATAAAAGTAGGTACTGAAGGTAGTATTAATGGTGCTGGTATGACGGGTCAGCCGGCTGCTGGTCAGCAGACCCAAGCGGCAACAGACGTACGAATCTATGCAGGTGAGCAGTTCTCTAATAGAATAGCGGCACCGTTTA